CATTTCGGTGGTCACGATGCGAGACGGACCGTTCAGGCATTTGGCAAGGAACTTCAGGGGAGTTGTCCAGCCTTCGTTGACAGCCCGCTCAAAGGTCTGGCGCGGAGTCTTGGACCAGAGATCGCCGTCGGTGGTCCATCCGTCCTCCTGGAGGAGAGTACCGAACTCATCGTCGCGAAACCAGAGCAAGCGGAAGTCTGCGTGATCCCGAAGGCTGTGCTCAGAGCATCCCACTCGCTCCATGGATTCGTCGTAGAGCCAGTAGACGTTGGCGTGAGTGTACCGAGGGTCTCGCATGCCTCGGTAGACATCCCGTCCGTCCATCGTCCAGAGGTCCGAGGTCACATCCAAGTCCGTCTCCACCACATCGGGACTGACGTCTGTGTAGAGAAACGAGGGAACAAGTCGACTGAACATTGTTCTTGGCACAGGTTACGTGAACGAAATGGAAACGCGAACATCGTGACGGCAAATGGACTTGGTCGCCGAACGACTGAGCTCGTGCCTCTTTTTCTTGTCCGACCCGTCGGCCTCCTGGAGTGTGGTGGAGCACTCGTCCATGTCGGCCTGGACGCTCTCCAGGTTCTCCACAAGGTAGTCCAGCACCTCGTCCTGGATGGCCCACTCAAAGAAGTTCAGCTGTCCTACAGTCGTGTTCAGTCCCTGGAACTGGATCTTCTTGTGACGACAGAAGGGGTCGAACATCTTCTTGCTGTACGCCTTGAGGTGGCTCTTGTAGGACAGATAGACGATGACGTGGCGATTGCCTGTCTTGGTCATGTACGAGATGTTGTGCTTCTTCGCATAGTTCGTCACGAGCCAGTCAATGAGACGCAGACTGATGGACGAGTCGCCCGACAGAATGGACTGAATGCGCTGAAAGTGTTCGGGCTTGGAATAGAAGGTCTCCAGTCGGTGCAAGACCCACTGCTCTTTGGTCTGAATCTCCATGGGGGAACTTCGAGTGCTCATTGAAAGTAACTTTCGGAAGAATTTGGAGAGGGAAGATCGCGTTCAAAGCTTACAGACACCCTCTACTTCCTAGAGTATGGAAGATCAGATCCGAGCAATTTTGGAGACACCGGGCATTTCCGCGGAGGTGCGAGAGAGGCTTCTGGAGCAGCTGAAGGCGGTCATGGGTCCCCAGCCTGCGTGGGCAACCGCAGACATAGGGCTGGGAGCGTCTCTGGACGCAATCACACCGTTTACCCAGGAGCTGGAGGGCATCGTACACACCATGAAGGGAAGCATGGAAACCGAGACCAAGATCCTGGAGGGAGACCTTGTGCCGACCTACGGGTCGGGATCGTGGGAACCCATTCCCGTTGCCAAGCCGATGACCGAGGCCGAGTTCCGCGCGATGCTGTCCTCGCGGGAGGAGGAGTACAAGGCGAAGGAAAAGAAGGCGGATGAGGAGAGGAAGATTCGGGAGGCTGAGCGTCTTGCGACTATAAAGGCCTGGGAGGAAGACCAACTCGCAAACCCGACGCCTCAGCAGCGGGAATACATCGCGGTCGCAACAGAGTTGCGGTCCGCAGCCGCAGAGTTGCGGAAGCGCTGGGCCGAGGAAAACGAACTTTCGAACCCGACGCAGCGTCAACAGGAATGGAGCTCGCACTCTCGGAGTGGCTGCTCGACAACCGGCCCTACACCCACCTCAACACCCGCATCAAACACTTTGTCCTCTACTGCCGGAGTCTCCACCCCGAGCTTAGCCACACAGCCCTGCGGAACCTGGTGCTCGAACTTGCCGACCGCCTGCTCCAAGGAGACGTCGGGCGACTGTGGCTGCGAGACCGGTGCTTCGAACGCGTCCTGCGACTCTACGGTGCAAACGATCAACGTACCGATGGCTGGCACGCCAAGCGAGGCGACATGATAACTGCCTCCGAAGTCTACCAAGTCTTTGGAAGCGATGCAGCCCGCAGGGAAGTGATGATGCGGAAGTTGGAGCCTCGCAAGGAGGGAGCGGGTCCACCCGCAGCGCCCCTGCTCTGGGGCACACGGTTTGAGCCCGTTGCCAAGCGTCTCTACGAGCAGAGAACCAAGTGTCAGATTCTGGATGTCTCCTGCGTCCAGCATCCCGTGTATCCCTTTCTGGGAGCCAGTCCCGACGGGTTGATCATTCCCAACGAGCCCGATCGAAAGCGATACGGACGCCTGGTAGAGTTCAAGTGTCCTATGAGCCGAGCTCCCAAGGATGAGATTCCTCCTGCCTACGTACACCAGATGCAGATGCAAATGGAGTGTACGGGCATTGACGAGTGCGAATACGTCGAGTTCCGCTTCCGACAGGTCTCCTCGCCCGAGTGGATTGCCTCCACCGAGGAGAAGGGATGCTTTGCGGTCTACGACGACGGTCGAGTTGTTTACGACCAAATCTGCGATGGAGACGACGTCCAGATGATCTACTGGGTTCTGGGGTCCATCAAAGAGGGGTTCCAAACGAAGGACCCGAACTGGTTGTCCTCCCACATTGACGAGCTACAGTCGTTCTGGGACGAGGTGCTCCGTCATCGCAAGGCAGGCACACGCCCCGAAGCCAAGGCGTCTCTTCCCTCCTTGGACCTCTGACCGCACACAAAGCGTGACCACCAGGGCGGACGAGGGACTGGCTCACTAAACTTCGCATTCCATTCGTCAATCGTATAGCGATCGCCCATGCTGACGTTGCACCGTCCGCAGAGGGGGATCAAATTCTCAAGGGTTGTTTTTCCGCCTTTGCTTTCCGGGATGTTATGACCACACTGGAAATCAAATGCGTTGATGGTATTTGTACACCAGACAACTGGGCACTTGCCGTCAAACGACTTCTTCATCGTCTTCAACCAGACCTGTTCTCGCAGAGCCTTGGGGATTGTGGCCTTTCTCCTGGGCTTCGTCTTGGGCTTGGGAAAGAGAGTTGCCACCTTGGTGTGGTTCATAGTCTTAGATGGGGAGGTACGCCTTATACTGGTTTACCTGAAAGGGAGTTGCGATCCCCTCCACGCGCCCCGAGTAACCCGCAGGCGACGGCATGTGATTCGTCACCTGGGCATGGCTGGAGAACTGCGTTGCCACGGTGCGGGCCACCTGGCTCTTGTCCAGCATCTCGGGCTGGAACTTCTCACGGGACTTCATCAGGAGGGCTCCCAGGAGGACAACTGCGACGACGAGAAAGACCCACGGCTTCATTGTTCTGTCGTCACGAAAAAACGAATCGTTTCAGCACAGGAGACAAGAGAAGCACAATGGAGGACAAGGCACTTGAGATTCTTCGTCTCTACCTCGGACGCCGGGGTCTCGACACCAAGACCGAACGCATCGTGACCGAGGACCTCAAGCGGTCCAACGCGTATACCATCGGCAAGATGCTTGTCATCTTCAGCCAGAAGGACAAGGTTCTGGATTCGGACATCAGTGCGTTCATCCAGTTTGCCCGCGCCAATGAGTTTGGACAGGGCGTCATCATCGTCGGTCTCTCGCATCCCTCCGACAATGTCCTCAAGGTCATCAAGGGCTATGCCAAGGACCGAGTTCAGTTCTTCGCCATTCGGCACCTGCAGTTCGACATCACGACCCACCGCATGTGTGTCCCCCATCGCATTCTCAAGGAGGACGAGCGCAAGGCTCTCTTTGACAAGTATACCATTACCGACCCCGAGGAGCAACTTCCCTGGATTGACTCGCAGGACATTCAGGCGCGCATCCTAGGAGCTATCCCTGGCGATGTTCTGGAGATTACGCGTCACAGCGACGTCGCAGGCACGGACTTGTATTACCGCTATTGTGTGCAGGATGTAAATGTCGCATAAGAACAATGTATCTTCTCTTGCCGCTCGCATTGATTGCGGTGTTGCTCCTCATTGATCCACCTAAGATGCCGGTTCGGGAGACCCTTGAGAATCCGCCGACCTCTCCTCCGCCATCCGACACACCCAAGACCCTGGAGGAGCTCAAGACAGACTACGATGCCAAGTCAAAGGAGTACAAGACCCTCATTGACGAAGCGGTTGCCTCGGGGAGCACGCAGACCATGGACAAAATCCGCAAACTCAACGTCGAACTCGCCTCCCTGCTCGAACAGATGATCTCTACAGTCAGCCCGGGGCAGTCCAAGCGATCCATTGAGAGTGCGCGGGACGAACTGGTCGGCCGCCTTCGTCGCATTCAGATGGACTACAACGGGCTCCTCCAGACCACCGACGAACTGGAAACCCTGCGCCGCATTCGGGCTCAGGAAGAGGGAGGCTTTTTGCGTGTCTTCTACTGGCATCTCATCGCCTTGGGAGTTCTCTTTGTAGGTGTCCTCGGGGCCATGCTTTATATGCGCCGCCAGACCAGCACCGAGACAACCGCAAGTCCGACGACCAGCGCAGACTTGGCGTAGAGGGGACTGAAGTCGTAGCTTTCGCTTTGCATAGACCGCTTGTCCGTCTCGTAGACATCCTGAAGAACGGGACCGCGGGCTCGCACTTCCTTGAACTTCTGGCGCACGTCCTCAATGTCCGATGTCGACCCCGCATACTCGTCCACAAACGCTTGAATCGTTTTCTGGGTCTTGGAAATCTGTCCTTGCGTGTTCTGAAGGTAGGAGTCCAACCATCCCTTCAGAGTTTGCGCCCGAACAGCCGCAGAGGTGTCTCCCTTGACCTTCGCATCCAACAGAGCAGAGCGATAGTCCGTCAGTGTCTTCTCAAAGTCACCCATTACTTCTCTCGGCAGTAAAACAAAATGCCCGTTCGTTCGTTCATTGAACTCAACGAGCCTCGTCATCGCCCGCTCAACACGTCGGCATCGGACCACACGCGTGCTGTCCGTCTCCTGGCGACTGTCGCTCCCTACATCCGGCCGGGTCAGCAGCTCCAGGCTCCCACGCTGGGCTGGAAGTCTCCTGCTCTCAATGCAGAGGTCCGCACCATCGCTCCCATCTACGGAATTGTCAACTCTTTTCTCCCCAACCGTAGATAATGGACCTGATTGAAGAGGTGAACCAAAGCCTCAAGCCGTTTCGTCCTCCGACCGCACCGTCCTCCGACCTTGAGATCGAGCGCAGAGCCATTCGGTCCTCCGGTCGGATCAGTTTCATCTATGTTCAGATCGCACTCTTCGTCCTGCTCGCAGTTCTGGTGTCGTATCTCGTCCTGCCCCCGGGGTTCGCAAACGGAGTCTCGGTCTTGCTCTTGTCTGTGGGCATCGCAGCGGGATTCTTTCTGAGGAGATGAGTAATGTATTGCCCAACTCCCTTTGTTGCGAGTGGCGGTAGCTGTTTCTACGATTGCTCGCAGGAATCGGGATATCGAACTCATCTCGGTCAGCCTCCTCGGTGCGTCCGGTCTGCCGATGCTACAAAGGGGTTTGACCTGAGCCCAGTCAATCCCGTAGCGACTGCAGGACTTACGGTG